CAATACCTGATGTAATACCATTACCATCAAAAGTCCTTAATATTACACCACTACCACTTATAATGATACTTTGTCCACCTAATGTAGTATTACCTGCTGTTAATACTTCTGCTAATGTATTTGATGTAGAGTTTTCAGCGAATGAAGCAGTTAAAGCATAACTTGAACTTATTGCTGTATCGGCATTACCTTCTAAATCACCAATAAACTTTGAAGCACTAATATAACCAGAGGCTGAAATATCTGTGGCTATTACTTTACCACCTATTGTATCTAAAGTTAAATCACCTGTTGTTTCAATCTCCCCAGGAATACCACTAAAATCTATTCTTGCTTCTTGTGAACCTGAAGTGTTAATAGCAATAATATTTAATGTATCATTAGAGATAAACCTTACTTGATTATAACCATTTTGCTTTATAATAAACTTTCCATTTTCTGTTGAGTCTATTTCAATAGGATTTGTTGTAGTAGCACCATTGTCGGTAATCTCTTGTAATGTAGCATCCGTAGCTACAGCGTGTGATGCTGATACATCTAATGATGGTATGAGACTTCCTGTCCCATCCGTTAGTAGCGAACCACTTATTTGGACTAATCCTTCATAAGTATCCTGAATCGCTTTATTTGTTAAGTTAACTCCCATAGTTCTTGATGGTTAAGTTTATATTATTTTATTCTGTTTGTTCTCTGTGATGGAGGTGGTAAGTAAGGAAAGCGAGAATCAGCTAATGGGATTCCTGCGTCTATAGCACCTCGTAAATGTGGGGCATATCCGTCGTTCGCAAATACAATAGGAGATTTATACTGAATACCGAAATCAGGTAGTTGCTGGTATAACTCTGTTGTTGATTGTGTTTCTGGGAATAAGTTAGTGTTTGTAATGATATAGTTAGTTAACTTTTCACTATAAAACTCTGCTTTATTTTTAATAGATTGTCTACGACTATTATACTTTCTCTCATCTACTTGAATACTATTTTCACCTCCTGTAGGAATAAGTAATCCATTGTTTCTGTCTCTAGTATAGATAGCTTCCTCAATGTAGTAGTAAGCCCAATATAACAATGCGTTTTGGATATAATCGTTCACTAACGTCTCGTAGTTAGCATTAGTAAATGAACCATTATCAACTTGCGTCATTAATGAATCATATAGTAATGTTCCTATAATACGTTGTATCTCAATGTCTTGTGCTTCGCGAATACCATTTTTCATCAATGCTGTATCAACATTGTCGTTCATATTAGTGAACTCCCTTACTTTAGTTTCGCTTATTAGAAATGTATTTGTCATAATGTGGCTTCGTCTATTTGTTCCTCGATTTCATTTTCTAACATAGCATCCTCACCACTTTCAGCATCCTTAGAAGTAATAACATCTACTTCCATCTCACCTGTGTCTAGAATCTGTTTTTGTTCAACACCAATAGTAATATCTAACTCTGGGTATTTTAGTTCTAACATTTCCTCAAACACAGCTAAAATATCCTGCTGTAATGGCTTGATAACCATATTCAAAAATAATGTATAAGCATCTAGCATTTCATTTCTGTTTCCTAAGGAACCAGGTTGCGAAATCCCAACTAATAAGGGTGAAGTAATGCGGTGTGCTGTTAGTATTTTTTGAACTACCATATCATTGATAGTTGTATAATATCCGTCAGCACCATTTTGTGGGATAGGTTCGATATCAGGTTTCATTTCTCTATCTGGAACATCCATATATAATAGCTGTCCAGCTTGTGATGAACCTTGATATTGTAATCGAAGTTGGTTTTCAATAGCACGTCTATCATCATCACTAGCATTAGTATAAGTAGTAATCGATAATGATGGTGCTAAACCATTTTTAATGTTGTTAACGTGGAAGTTATCTACTTCTGTGTCTAACTCAATCACTTTTAAGGCACCTACATACTTTGGTAGTGGGTAGTAATGCTGTAATGGGTGATATGGTTTGTAATAATATAGTTGTGAAGGTTGTTCATCCTTTTTATAAGGATTATAAGCAGGTATTTCTAGTGCTTTTGTTAAATCAACCTCATATTTTCCTCTCGTATCCCAATCTCTCGCAATGTAATAATATTCACATTGTCCTCTATGGTTAGCTTCCTTAGAACGAACTGAAGCAAATGGCACGTGGTATATTTCACTGATTTTGGTTCTCGCTTTATTATAGATTACCTCTAAAGCAAATCCACCAAATAAGTAATAATCCTTAGCTACTTTACCATATACATCATTCCACGATTCACCCATTCTATTGGCTGTATCTAATACAAATGATGGTTCAGCTGTTAAACCATCACCTTTTACTGCTTCAACAATAGCATTAACACAAGTCTCGTGTGTAGATGAGTTATTATATAGATTAACTAAGTAATCTGGAAAGTCATTGTAATCGCCAAATCTAACTAAATCCTTAGCAATAGATTCCTTACCAGATTTTCTGGCACCATCTACAGCATAAGCAATAGAGGCGAAGTTTAGTTTGTTTTTTTCTGTGTTCTCGTTAGTCATTATAAGTAGTATAAGCACCCATCTCATTAGGTGATTCGTATGTTGTAAAGGCTACATCATTGGAACCGCTTACATATGCCCTAATAGAACGTAGTAAACCACCAACTCTCTGGAATGTTCCAAAATCACTCCAAACGTCGGTAATAGTTTCCCATTTATTAGGTGTTGTGCCCCATATTGCTGGTTCGAACGAACCGCTGTAAATATCAATAGTGTATTGTCCGCTGTTTGCTGGGACTTCACTACCACTTACTATTCCTATTCTGTATTTACCTTTAGTTTCGTTAACATCGAAATCGATTTGTCCACTAGATAAATCATAGTCTTGGGAATATTCAAGCAGTAAGGAATCCACACTCGCCGTTGTGTCGAGATGGATTGCTATTGTTTGGGCAGGATTAGATTTATTTAATCTAAGCATAGTTCTTGATGTTAGATTTATTTTGTTAGGTTTGGGGGGCGGTTAAACCCCCCATCCTAACTTTATATAATGTATCGGTTATTAACCGATGGTGATTCCTGACAATACTGCCGTTAAATCACTACCACTAACTTCGCTAGCGGGTTCTGGTTCTTGTCCTACAAAGTTTAATGTGTAGCCATTCAAGTCGCCGAACGCGGTGCCAGTAGCACCTGTTCCACCAGTAAGCTGTAAACCATTTTGTTGTCCTAAGTAGAAGAACTTACCTACGCCATCAACTGAACCATTATTGGTTTCAACGATAACTTTTAGGTTAGGGTTCTGTGCTAGGACTTTCATTTGGTTTCTCGTAGCTGACTGAAGCTTAAAGAAAATAGCATTAACGCTTTGTTCGTAGAAAATAGTTCCATTTTCTGGAGTTGAAGTGATGGTTTCTGTGTAATCACTAGTTTGACGGAATAGTTCGAACTTATAGAACGAACCACTACCTGTCATTTCGCTGATTAAACCTTCACTCGCATCCACGATGGTGTCTACAGAACCAGAAAGGATGTATAGATTTTTAATACCACCGCTATTATCGCGACAGCCTAAAGTAAATCCTGATGTAATATCACAAGTTGACATAGTTTTCTGGTTTTAAGTGTTAATATTATTAAGCTACATTACTTACTACGAAACTTGGGAACGCTATTTGAACTCCTAGTTTCATTGATAGGCGATGACGTAAAGAATCTGTGTTGATATCAAACCAAAGAGAGAAGTTATCCACATCACTTACTAAGTCAGTTCCAACTACGATTTGTTTAGCAGGTGCTAAAATCATACGATTAGATGAACCTAAACCAGCTGTTCCAACTACACGAACGTTTTGGAATGGGTAAACCATATCCAATACACCACCTCTGTTAGAGATAGAATCTGGGTTGAAGTAGTATGAGTTAGCTGTTCTAACTGAAGCAACAAACTTACGGAAGTTAGAAACACTCATAAATAGTGTTAAATCTTCTCTGTCTGCTACGTCTGCTGGGATAGCGTCAATCATAGTGTCTAATACAGCCAATGAAGCAGTAGTAGCTGAAGCAACTTCAACAACACCTGTTCCTGCGTCTGTTAACTCAATCAAACCAGCTGAACAATCTACAGATGAAGTAGCATTCCAAAGGAATGTATCGTTCTTCTTTTTCATTTGGTTAACGATTAACTCGCTATAAGTCTCAGCAAGTTTCCAAGTAGTGTTGTATGAACCTCTGTCTAGAGACGAAATACCTAAGTATTTAGTGTCTAAGTCTTTCAAACATAGAGAATCGAATGATTGTCTACCACAAACTTGAATGTTGCGTTGAGTGAATGTTGCTGAACCAGATGGCGTAGTAGCACATCCATAACCTTCGGCAACGTATAAGTCTACCTCGAAAAGGTTTAATGGTTCGATGTATTTGATACCCTCCTGAACTGAGGTGTATTCTGCTGTGTTCCCCGTATATACGATTTTAGGAACGATTTTGCCCGCTACTTCATTTGAAAAGTCGCTTAAGGCGGATACGTTTAAACTCATTTTATTTTAAGTTTTTAAGTTATTATTAGTTATTTTTTAGAAAATCTTTCCATTACTAAATCGAACCTTTTAGCATTGAATACCTCTGCTGTTGGTTTGATTGATTTGTCTGTGGACATCATTTCTGGCATAGATTTGTCAGTTGCTGGTGAATCCTCGTATTCAGCCATTTTAGCTTTAAGTGCTTCCATTTCATCCTTTAGAGAT